TACAGGATACATCCCTAACTGCAACTGTGGCTGATCTGGTTCCCAGCAAGTTGGGCAAACTAGCAAATTGATGTTCTTCGTCTTGATGACGATCTTCTTCAATTCCTTTAACTTGTACTGAAACCCGCATCTATCGCACTCCGATATTGCCTTTTTACCAGAAGCAAACTTTGGCCCTGACATAGCCCACCATCAATAAAAATACTGCCGGGGCGATAACCGCAGCCCAGCCTTTTCACGATCCTCACTTGAAGCCAATAACCACTGCTCTTCGTAAGCCGCTTTCAGCATATCTAATCTAGCCGCCCCTTCCGGAATTTTCATGGCAATGTAATAAGCCAGTCCTGCTACCAAACAGGGGAGAAGGCGAAACGGAATATCTTCTGTGGACGTACCATTACCGGCATCCTGCATCCGGCGCAAGCGCCAGTAGACAAAGGTGTAATAAGGAGCAGTGGTAGACCCCTGATCGGGGGCAGGCCATACATTAACCGAGGGGAGGTTCTGTACCGTGATTGCCGCACCAGACGTATGAGCCGCAGCCGTTGTACCGTTTACACCCCGAACGCAGTTCTGAAGTTGGTTTAGAGGGGCAGTTACGCTGACTCCACTGTATCCAATAATCTCAGACCCAATCTGAATAAAGCCAACATTGGCTAGATCAGCCGTAGAACTCAGGGTTATGGTCGTATCCGAAGACGTAATATTGCCGCTCAAAGTTACATTCGACAGATAACTGTATCCAGTCTGCCGGTTGATCCAGACCTGAATCGGCCTGCCTTGGGCGTTCTTATTAGGGATTGTCGAGTAGGTGCTGCTAGAAATCCGGTTGATATTGATGTCTGACTGATTAATACCAGTCTGGGTTCTTACAACCATATCCATCAAATCAATTGTATCTATGGGTAGGGGGTAAGTTATCTGGCCTTGAGCCAAGGAAATCTGACCCTGCTCAACCGTCCAAAGGTTAATACCCCGGTTAGCCCACTCAATCGTCAATAGGTTTAGGGAACGACGGGCTGTGCGTAATTCATAGCCTGTGCGTAACTCAGCACCGGCTCGCTCAAACGCCTCTTCAACGAGTTCGTTGAGTTGCAGATTAAAGTTGGTCGTCCCAGTTGTGCTCATTTCATCTTCTTAAGTGTTTGCGCTAAACGAGCACGTTGACCCAGTTTACCCGGGGCTTTAGCCGCCTTAGCGAGTTTCTTTGCCGGGATCTTTTCGCCAGCCTTGACTCCCAAGGATTTCTTCAGGGCACCGGGCTTTTTGATGGCGGACTGAATCCACTTTTCGCCAACCTTTCCACCCTTTTTAAAGACGCCACGGTCTTTGAGTACGTCGGCACGGGTTACTTCGCCATCGTTGTTTAGATCTGGAAAACTCTTAGCCATCTCATCCTACCTTTCTATGCGGAGCAACTTTTTTAGCCACCCCTTTAGGCTGGGGGACGAACTGCTTTCCGGCTGCTTTACCGGCTCGCTTGGCACGGGTGGTCGCGGCGTACTCTTGCGGGGAGAGCGCTTTGATGGCGCTGCTTGGGAGGTATCTTTCCCCTGTAGCCTTCGATCCTTGCGTAGAAGGTTTGCCACTTTTAGTTCTCCACTTTTGTTGAGTCCACGCTTTCAGACTTTGCTGCGGCTTTTTCAAGTTCGACATATCGTTCTCTTTGCCTAATCTTCCTAAAGTCTTCTGCGGTACTAATTAACCAGTCAAAGACGTTTCCATCCTTAGTGGCGTCGTAGACCGGAAACTTAATCCCGGTACCCACCGCCTGCTTTCTTATACTGCATAGCCAGCATCTGGGCTTTACGGGCACTCCATTGACCCGGAGCACCCCCCTTACCACCAGCCTTAATGCTTTCAAAAAGGCGCTTACGCATACCGGGTTTGGTGTAATTACCAGCCTCGTTTACCTTAGACTCACCGCCCTTGGCATACATCTTGACCTCGTTCGGATCATCCTTACGGGTGATCGTCTTGGCCTTTGGCATCTTAGAGGGGTTGATAATCCCCATTCCCCGGCTTGGTCTCATTTAGCAGACCTTTCCGCCTTTTTTCATAGCAATTTCTTTACCTTTGGTTTTGCCTTTTTTAGCAACGCCGTCGGCAGACTTATGCCCAGCAGCCAAACCACCAGCACGCATTTTCTTCATCCCGGCTTCTTTCATCTCATGCTTGAGCATGGACTTGGGAGCGCCTTTTTTCTTCATGAAGGAAACTTCTTTCTTCATCATTGCCTTTGACTCTTTCATACCATCCGTCCTTTCGTTTTACCTCGTTGAGCACATCCATCAGCACGCTTAGAAGCAGAACTAATTACGCCACCTGCTCGTTTCTTTTCTGGTGCTGATTTTTTGGCTATCTCTTGTCTAGTTTTACCCTTGTATTTATCTTCCTGAGTAAAACCAACAGCATCACCTAACTTGCTGATACCAATAGCGGCTTTCTTTAACATGCCCTCCGGCATGTTTTCTTCAATAAAAGTGGTGCGGCCTTCGACTCTTTTATCGTCAGCCATAACTACACCATTTTTCCGCGAGTCTTACCGCGCATTGCGCAGCCGTCAGCACGCTTGGAGGCAGAACTAATCATGCCGCCTTTTTTAGCGCCAACGACATCAGAAACAGAACCTTCGGCAGATTTACCGGGAAGTCCCCTAGAAGGCGCAACTTTTGCAGGCGCTTTTTTCTTTTCAGAAGCCATTTCAGTGGTGTACTTCTTACCGTTAAACATAAAAGTCTTATCACCGGCTCTGCGAGCAGCGGCAAAAGCGGTTCCAAATCTGGAAGTTTTTGCAGATGCAGGAAGTCCAACTTGTTTTACGTCGCCCGTTTCTTCATCACGAGCGCCGCTGAATGGATCTACATCATCACCTTGGAACGGATTAGCCATTTTATTTACCCCTTCTTAAAAAGTTCGTCAATTTTTGCTTCAAGCCTGTTAAACCGTTGGTCAATGTGGTTAACAAGTTTGTCCATTTCTGCTTGAGTGACGTTATCACGGGCCACCTCTTCTCTAGTTTTGTTAATCAAAATGTTGAGCCGCTGAATCTCAGATGCCTTCTCATGCCCAATATAGGCTAAGACACCCAACAGTACGGTCAACACCATATTCCAAAGCATCATCTCCATATCAGCACTTCCACGCCCGTAGGCTCTTATTGATACGGCTGTTTGGATCGTTAGCGGTTTTGGCGCTAGTCAACTTCTTTTTCATACCCGTCATACGGGCACAGAATGATTTCTTACGGGCACCGCCTTCTGGTTGCGGAGCCTTTAAGCCGGGCTTACCGGGGTTAGCAGCGTTATACGATGCCCGCCCCTTAGCATTTAGCCCACCTTTTGGGTTCTTACCCTCTTTGCGTTGCCACACAGGAGTCTTAGCCATTTGCTACTTTTCCATCTTTAACGAGCCGTGGGTAGAAGGCTTCATTGCCATAGTCCCCCTCGTACTCTTGTACACCCATGTGGCCTAACTTAATGGTTGGGTCTACCCAGACTTGGAATCCTGCCGCACGAGCGCGGTCGCAGAACAGGTAGTCTTCACCCACATAGGAATTGTCTTTTACAGCGAAGTCAAAAATAGCCGACATCGAGCGCCCGGTTCTTTCATCCCAGTAATGCCACTCTGGGTTATCTTTAACCAGATCCTCAATGACTTTTCGCTTAATCATCATAAAGGCGGTAGCCACACGTTGTGCACGTACTAGCCCCATGCCGTTCATGGTGACACCCTTCTCGTCTTCATCTAACTTAACGATGTAGGTCTTTTCTGCCTTTCTGGCACATGGGATACCGGCAGCAATATCAATGTTGTCTTCCGTAACCCAAGCCATCAAACGGATAATGTCCTCTGGTTGGAAGTTAATGTCCGCATCAATGAACATCAACTCCGTAGCATCGGACTCCAAAAAGTCTTGAACTAAAAGATTACGTGCCCGGGAAACTACCGAGCACCCACAAATACTTCCAATCGTGATGTCAATCCCATGCTGTGGTGCCTGTTGGGCAAACCGCATCAAAGAAATTGCTTGCTTGAGTGAAACTTTGTGGTCGTAAGCAGGGATTCCAAAGAAGATCTTATGGCCTGCTAACGTGTAACCTTTTTCATTTTGCATTTTTTTGGTTATCCGTAGAAAAGTACCATTGAGGTTGTGTTGGTAACAGTGCCGTGTAGAGTGCCTGTTTTAACCAGAATACCCTCACCCGGTAAAGGAATGATGGTATAGCCAGCCGTACCGCTTGCAGCAGTATCTACAGTCAGCACAATGTCACCACTAGCGCCGCCTTCGCGGATAACAACAGAACCAGCACTCGCACCATTTACCGCATATATGGTTTTGATACGAGTACGATTAATGTCGTTATTGTTCTGGTCTTTAAAATTACCAGTAGCAGTTAACGGCTTTGTGCCAAATACATCATATTGCATGGAAGCCATGTCAGCCTCCTATTATGCTAAGTTGTTGTTCTGAATATAAAGAACAGTTACCGTTGCTGAACCAGTTGTACCGTCACCGTTTTGGGCAGCAAAGTCAACCAGAACCTGCAAATCTGTCGTTCCAACGTTCGTGGCTTCTGTGTCCAGAGTGCCCCGGGTTGTTGCAAGCGTCTTAACGCTAGTGCTTGGAATAAACGCATTAGCATCAGAAGAGGTTCCAACTTCAACAGTTGCTGTACCAGAGTCGTTATTGACAATCGCAACGTTCAGGATAACGTCAACGATCTGTGAGTTTGCAGGAATAGTAGCAACGACTTGATTGTTTGAAGTGGCGCCAATAATGTCGATTAAGGCAGATTGAGCCATCAAAACAAAACCTACGTTTGCTACATTAGTGCCTACCGTAGTACCGGTAGTATCTTTGATTGTGCCAGCCTTTACTGGGCCGGAAAAGGTAGTAGTTGCCATATTGTCCTCGTGTAGTAGCACATCCTCGCACCCTCTCTACTAAGTCTGCTAGGTCAGTTGGTACGAGTAAAATCCTAGTCCCTAAAGAATACAACAAAAGGGGGGTTTTGCAACCCCCCTCCTACAACTTAAGCGCCCGGTGAACCAAAGACGCCTAGCGGATCAGACCAGCCGAACGAATAACGCTCACGAGCCTTGTAACGAACGTTACCGGTGTCAAAGTCTCCGTCCATCGATGTTGCCATCGGGGTACGGACGAAGTGCTTCAGACCGTTAGGAACGTCAGTCGTCAAGAACCAAGCATCTGGGTCGGTCAAGAAGTGGTTAACAGTGTAACCCTCTGGGATCGAACCATTGCTCTTCAGAGCGTTGATGTCGTTGTCAGCCGTAGCAACACGCAGTTCCGTCTCAAGAATACGAGTCGCAACGAACATGTTGGAAGGAGCAACGACCAATTTACGTGGCTTTGCAGCAATCAGCAGGCCACGCTCGTCCGTCCAAGCAGCGATCTGAATAACAGCGGCCTCAAGGGAGGTCTCAGACAGGTCGGCAGGAGTTGCGGGTTCGTTGCTGTTGGTGCCACCA